GGAATAGCTGCAGTTGCTTGAGTAGTATCAATTGCTACAACAACATGATACCAAGCTGAAGGGTCACGAAATACTTGTGTAGTATTAAGGTTTAAAACAACACTTCCTGATGAATTATATCCGACTACATTTAAAGTATTATCAGCACTAAATGTAATATAAAATCTATTGTTGTTACCACTAGTACCAGCAACATGGTACATCATTCTATCTATACTAATAGCACCAAGTTTAAGCCAATTAGAAAAAGTACCTAAAGTTGTGCTACCAGCACTAGCTGGAGTTCTTGATAAATAAGCAGATGCACTTCTTCTAAAGCGAAGTGAGTTATTTATGTCATAAGCACCGCTAGTGGTAATAGCATTACTGTTATTAAGAACAGCCATTAAGCCATTGCTCCGCCAGTAGTTACATAGACATTAGTACCATCTGTAAAGTATGATAATAGGTATGTTCCTGCTGTTGATGTTGTCGTTAAGAATGATGTATTTACTTTTGTAGTTGCTGCTGCGGTAACTGCATAGCCACCTGTGTTTACTAATAATACATAGCCACTTTGACCTGCTGTAATGTTAGTAAATGTAAGTGCAAATGTAGCTGTAGGTGTGCATTTAAAGTTGTTAGTAACAGACATATCAAATGATCCATCATTGTCTGTAGTCACTGTGCCTCTTTGTGAAGCTGACCATGTAGAAGCTGTAGCTATTGCTGCATAGTCTGTACCCGCAGTTGCTGCACTAATTGCTGTACCATTTCCTTTTAATACACCTGTAATAGATGTTGTAAGAGTAATAGCTGGGGTTGTTGTAGCTGTTGCTACTGTACCTGCAAATCCATTAGCTGACACCACTGAAGCTGATGTTACTGTACCACTTCCTTTATTATTAAATGTAGTCCAGTCAGTAGAAGTTAAATACCCATTTACAGAGCCTGTAGCTGCTGCCATAGATATAACTGGAGTAGTAGTACCTGTTGCCACTGATACTGGAGCTGTACCTGATACACTTGTAACAGTACCTGCTCCTGGTGTAAATCCTAAAGCAGTAGTTACATCACTTGATGATAAAGTAACAGCACCTGTTCTTGTATTAAAAGAACTTACAGACCCTGAAACTGTAAAAGCAGCAGGATCCCATGCACTACCATCCCATACAAGTAAAGAATTAGAAGTTGTATTCCAATAAATAGCACCAGTAATTAAAGCATTTCCATCATTATCTACTGATGGATTACTAGCCTTAGCTCCTAAATACCTATCATCAAATGAGTCATAAGATGCGGCTGCATTTGAAGCACTAGTTGCTGCAGCACTCTCACTTACTGAAGCGGCAGCTGCAGAAGCAGCAGCGGCAGTTGCCTCATTGGTTGCATCTGTTGTAGCATCACCTGAACCACCTGCTCCACGAAAAATTGCCATGATTATCCTTTTTTAAGTATATTTATAGATACTAATTAATACCCATAAAAATAGCCCCTCTTGCGAAGGGCTAAACTGCATTAAGCAGGGACAGCTAATGGAATTACAGAAGCATCTCTAAGTTCTTTAACACCATAGAGAGTATCTGCAGTGTATAGAGTACCTAAATATTCTTGCTTGTATTGTGTTTGTGAACGAACACCTTGTTGTTCAACTAACACAGCAGCATCTTTATGACCCATAAGGGCAATACGAGCACCACCAGTTGCAGTATCTACATTTGAAGATACAAATACTGGGATACCATAAAGATTACCAATTTCACCATTACGGATTGTGTTACCAGCACCAACTTCACCAACGAAGGATTGTGCTACATATTCACTAATACCCATTAATGTGTTTCTTGCTGAAGGAGGAATCAAGAAGAAACGACCTTCCATTGGAACATCATTGTCATCTAAGCGTTGTACAGTTCTACGGATACCAGCAGATGTTAATGCAGAAGCATTAGGAGAACCTGATGTGTAAGCAGTAGTACCATCACCACCGATGTATGCGTTACCATAAGTTACAGCTGATCCACCATTAAATGTACGACCTAATTGGATTAGTGATGTGTCAACTTGTTTAGCTAAAGCATAACCAGCATCATCTGTATAAAAACGACGGAGTGATGATAGAGCTTGTACTTCGACGATATCTTCAATTAATCTTGAATATTCGTAATGTTTGTCAATCAATACAGCAATGTCTGTTTCAGTAGCTGCTTGAAGTGTTACTTGTGTATTTGCTGCTTTAACAGCTGCAGTGCCTCGTGTTGGTACAGGGATACGAACTGTATCACCCTTTTTACCAGCAAAAGACATCTTTTTAAAGAGGTTTGCTGCAACTAAGTTCTTTTTGTAGGCTGCAACAATCTCGTCACTCCAAATTTCTGGAATAAAGGTTGCCGCCGTGGTAATGGTTACTTGATCTGTTCCTAAAGCCATGATAAATCCTTTTTTAAAATGTTAAATTACACGACCCTCTCGGTATGCTGCCATAATTTCATTAGACATTGCATCATATCTGTCTGGATCTGTTGTCATAAGTTTCATAATATCTTGTCTACGATATTTCTTTTTAGCTACCGTTTCAGAAGCTCCATTATTATTACCAATATCTGCAGCTTTTAGTTGCTGATCTCGGTCTACTTTAGAAGTGTCTGTTACTTTTTTACTGAGAGTCTGTCTTTCTTTCCAATTATCAAGCAATTCTTTAGCAGAATCGTAATCATATTGGGTTTCTGCCCTTACAAATAACTCTGTACGGACTTTAGAACCTTCAATCCACTTTGCAAAATCAGGAGATTGAACAACTTCCATTGCATCTGGAAACTCTTCCTTTAATCTAGAAACAGTTTCTGCACGTTTCATAGATAAAGATGCATGTTGAGCTTCTTTAATTGCTGGATGGTTATCAATTGCCCTATTTACAGCAGACTTTGGTTCAATAAAGAAATCTTCATCTGTTGTAGCTACTTCGTCTACCTCTGAATTTTTAGTTGTTTGAGTCTTAATAAAATCATCCACTATTTTTCTCAGATCACCTACTTCAGAACCTTGTCTACCAATTAACTTTTCAGCTTCTTGGTGCATTGCTACAATGTCTTTTAGTGATTTACCACGATACTTATCAGGGACTTCTTCATCTACAGGTTTAGTCTCTACTATTTCTTCAACTTTGGGATCTTCAACATTTAAGTCGAAAGTCTTATCTAAAAGATTAGAGGCTTCCTTATCATTTACTAACACTTCATCTATTAATCCTGCCATATTATTTCTCCTGTGCGTTTAGCATTTTAGGAAAGAATTTAAGCGGCATTCTGCTTTTCTTCTTTAGCAAGCTGTTGTTTACGCTTTTTATCCCAAGCCGCTGCCGCACCTGGAAAGCTTCCTGACCAACCCTCTAATTTAACTCTAGGTGTACTGATGATCTTGTCAGCGTTAGAGTTACATTTAGGGCATGTAAAAGTTTGTGTGTACTCCGTTAGTTCCTCAAAGTGATTATCACAAGTGGAACAATGGAACTCAAACAACTTCTTCATTTTTTAACTCCTCGTAGGCTTGCTCTGAAACATCTCGTAGTGTCAGAATCCATTGAAGTATATCTATTTGACCTTTTCGTTTATAAAACTCTTCAAACGAATCAGCCGTATTAATTTTATTGTATGTATCAAATAGGTTTTGAGTATCTTCTATAAAGTCTTTCCAACCTTTTGTAGACATAGTGCTAAATCTATCTTCATAATAATCTTGTAATTCTCTATCCATCTATTGCCTTTTTAGTAAAAGTAGTGTATAATATAAGTTTATATAACAATTATAACATATATTTATTAATTTGTCAAGAGGTTTGTTAAGCGTCTTCAGCACCTTCAAATTCAGGCTTTTGCTTAATAATAGCGTAAAGAGCACCACGATCTGCACCTGCTACATACTCATCACCACCAATTTGAACTTTACCTGCTGATAAAGGTTGTTTACCTGCATCACGAGCTTCTTTAGAAGCATAGCCATAGAATGTTACTTCTGTGCCTTTACCTTTAAAGTCCTCTTGCACTGCACCAATGTTCCAATAGTAACAATCTACTCCGTAGTCACTTGGTATTGCTTTAATTAAAGCCATTTATTACTCCTTAAATTTACATTCGTTAAAATGATACCTTAACATATTTCCACCTCTACCTTTTGTTCCACAATGTGGACAAATTCTTTCAATGCAATTCCATGTTCTACCTTTCATATATTTACTATGAGAAGGTCTTTTAATTCCTGTTCGTCTTTTATTAGACAATCCAACATTAGGACAAACATTTCCTTTATTAGGACTTACTCTACCTGTATGTAATTCCCTTAACATTTGCTTTTGATGTTCAGGACATGGTCTACGAATGCCATGAAAATTCATATCTTGATTATGCAAGTTATAACTATCTTCATTATTCTTTGCATCTAATTCAGTAAGTAATTTACTTTCATATGCAATAGCATCTAAAGCATCACCTACAAAAAGTATTTCTCTTATCCAATTTTCAGGATTCTTTTGAATTAATGGCTTAACAATCTTACTAGAACATATATAGCCATCAAATGGATGGCAGTTTTTCTTTGTCCTAGACCCTATATACCACTTTCCTGTAGATAATTCTGTCCATCTATATACATAAGCCTGTTCCATGCCTATATTATATACTATCCTACTAATAATCGTCTTGAAGTTCCACCAC